CACCGGACAGCTCCATGATCTTTTCCGCCATCTGCCTAATCTCGTAAATCTCAAAAATGTCAACCACATCCGTGTATTCCTGGATGTTCCCGTCCTCCTTCATCTGCTTGGCAACCGCTTTTAAATCCGGCTCCACGGTGGCTATGTAGACGGAATATTTATCACCTGCGTAAGGGTCATCCGTATTATCAATCTCCGACACCTCCGCAATCTCCTGTTTTGAAAGGCCGCGGATCCGGATCCGTTCATCTATACTTGGCACCCGGACAAGGCAGGTGCGGTGTATCTTCTTTTCCTCCGCCCGTTTTTCTGCCTTTGCTAAAAAACGTTTAAAAATATCTTCTTTATTCTGTTCCATCTTCCGATTCCTCCGTCCTATTTGATTTCGTCTAAATTCTTCATGTCACTTGGAGTAAAGCCGAACTCCCACTCCTCCTGTACCTGTCCCCCTGTCTCCCAGCTGATGACCGGGATGGTGTTCCACCAGACATTATCCGTGCTCCAGCGTTCTATCTGGCCGTCCACGGCATCCGGGTCCTTCAGCTTTGCAATGATCTGGCAGCGGACATCCTGGCCTGCACTTAGCTTTTCCAAGACAGCCTTTGCCCTGGAATAAACCTTCTTGATGGACAGGGTACCAGACCCCTTAAGCCCGGTCATCTTACTGTCCACGTTCATCCCCATCTGCACATCCTCGCGGTTGACCTCCACCTTCTGTTCAATCTTCTGAAGAACGAAGATTTTTTCACCGTCCACCCAGACCTCTCCCCAGCTTCCGGTCAGGGTCCGGTTCCCTCTCACGTTTCCTGCCATTGTCTCCTCCTTACATGTTCACGGTCATCTGCAGGTCCTCCATTGCGTCCACGAACTTCACATGGCTGGCAATAAACACCTTGGCCCCAGTGTTGGCCGTCAGAATTTCTGTCTCTGTCATCTGGGATACATCCTGCCCCCGTTCCTGCAGGTACTGCTTCTGGGCCTGCGCGTCCACCGATGCCGTATTGTCATAGCTGGCATCCAGCACCTCCCCTGCGAGTCCTGCCTGGTACGCCCGCACAGCTGCCACGAATAGCTGCTTGTTGTCATAGTCATTCACATACTTTCCTACATAGCTGTCTGTGAAGGTGTTGCGGATGTCGTCCTGATATAGATCCATCCCCTCCACGATCTTAATCTTGCGCACATCCTCCGTCTTTTCCTTCGTAAAGGTGGTCAGGCTATTAACACCACGGCCCACCTTGTACTTTTCGCCGTCAAACACCAGAATAAACTCTCCCTTATTAATGCGTTCATCCGGGTCCGATGGACACTCTGCCTTTAATACGTCTCCCAGCACGTAGTAAGTGCTGGAGCGTGACAGGGAAAGCCCGGCTAAGACCCCCGCAATCCGTGCACAGTATTCCTTTGCCGTGTGGGTCTTTCCAGTAATGGAGGACTCTATCCCATCCGTGGTCAGATTGATAATCCCTTCATGATCGCTGGCACTTGCTGCCAGCACTGCTTTAAATGTCTTATGGTTCTTATCTCGCATCTCCTTGATCCAGGCCGCCAGCGTGGTCTTGTCCTCGTCTGAAATATCCGGATAGCACAGGTAATTCCAGCGCAGGTACATCAGCTCCTTCAAGGCCGCAGCCAGGTTGGGGGACTCGGCGGACTCCCTCAGTACAATCACCCGCACGGGTCCTCCTTCGAATAGCAGCTTTAAATATCCGTAGTTGGCTTCCGTCATGTGCTCAAAGTCAATGTCCAGGATGCTCTCATAGACCGACAGCCTCTGGCCGCCCTCCGTGTCATCCTTTATAATACAGGCCACAATCCCCCTCTCGCTCCGTTCGATGGCGGAGGCGGCAAGGCCCTTAAATATAATTGTGATGTTCGGTAATCCTAATGCCATGTTCTCATCCTCTCTCGGTTCTCATTTCCAGTGTCCCAATCTCCGTTCCTTCCTCCGGCCTGTCCGATACGATGAAGGTAAGAGGGAAGGTCAGGTGAAGCATGCCGCCGCTGATATTGGTGGTAACACGGGCTACCGTGGCTGCCCGCCTCTCTCCTCCGTAAGCAAATGGAAAGACCGGCCGGAATACGCGGTCCAGTTCCATGGCCTTTTCGCCATATCTGCGGATTGACTCCTCTGGCTCATGGTAATCTATGGATACCATCAGGGCCGCTTCTGTCTGGTCCGGGCTGATGGTCGTGAATGAGGCGGGAATCACCTCCACAAAATACCATTTACTGCTATCCTCATCCTCCGGCTCCAGCGTCCTGTCCGTCCGCATAATTTCCTCGGCATACACATCCACATCCGGTTCATGGTCGCGCAGCATACCGATGGCCGCGTCCTTTACTGCCTGTAAGATGTTCTCATCCATACAGTTAGTTCCTCCTGTCTTATACAATGTCATGGGTGTTCAGGAAATCGTTCATCCACTCCTGCAGGTATCCGGGAAGTACGGCCTGAAGCTCCGCAAGGGACAGCTCCATCATGTGGGCCCCCTTAACCGTCTTTGCCTTCAGGCGCTTCCCCAGGGCCGGAACATACTGCCCTACCTTCTGCCGATGCCCCCATTCCACCGCTTCGGCGTACTCTACGTTGTTGTACACCTCAATCACATATTCATCCCCGCGTTTCCGGACTTCCCCCACCTTCCAGTTGTTCTGCAGCCAGCTGGTCTTTTTAGGAGTTTTCTCCTTGACCTTGCCCTGCAGCTCCATGGCCACCTGGATGACCATGGCCTTAAACTCTTCCGGATACTGCTCCTCAATGGCCCTGGCCAGTTCCTGTTCCCATTCGTCCAGTCCATCCATGCGGTATTCCGTCCCGGCCATCAGACACGCTCCTGTTCCAGGACAAGCGGGACCTGGTTGTGAGAGGGCTGACGCTCGGCCAGTCCGGCCATGGCTTTGGTGAGCCGTCCCCTCTGTTTAATTTCCAGATAGTCATTAGGCTCTATCTCTATCTCCGGACGCACAAATAGACTATACTGGGTGGGGACACTTCCTGCGGGCAGTTCCCGGTTCAGAGTTCCTCCCGTATGGGTGGATAAAGCGCAGGAGATAGATTCATAAACCTTCCTTCCCTCCGCTTTCCTGTGAAAGACCGTCTCTCCGTTTGGCAGACGGTCTTTGAAAGGTCGGTAAACAGTCACGGTATCTTCATAGGTCAAAGCCAGGATATCTGCTTCCGTCATGTGTTCCTCCTTTATTTTGGCAGGTTCATCTTTTTATAGCGGCGCAGCTGGGGCTCATAGTCTTTCAAAAGCCGGGAGCATGCCTGGGTAAGGGCCGTGTCGTCCCGATAGGTGATGGAGGTATCTCCCCTGGTCACGGAGGTGACGGCCCCTGCACCGGACAGGTTCATCTCCTCCTTTAAGGTGTCCTCCGCCATCTGTGCAATCACCGGCTCCAGCATTTTTGGAATATCCTCCCGATTGCAGCGGATGAGGACCATGGTTCCAATCCGCCGAATACACCGCTCCACATCTGATTTCTTGTCATCCGATAGCTTTAGGGAGGCCATCACCTCCCCGGTTATCCAAGTAAGCTGCTCACTGGTCATATGCGTCTCCCCTCCATTACGCCGTTTCTTCCGGTTCCACAGAGGCCGGTTTTGCCTGTTTGAAATTCGCACGACAGGTCTTGAGCTTTTCCTTCGTGATCCACAGATCATGGTATCTCCGGTAATCCCATCCCCATGCCCGTGCCTTCTGGTTGGTTTCCGGGTCAAAGATACGCATTTTGTCCGTTTTAGAGACCGCGATGGGGGCGTTCTGCGGCGTGATGAGCCAGTTGATGTCAATGGCGTCCTCCGCCGCCTTAAATCCGCCTTTTTCCTGTCCGGCTGTCTTTCCGTCCTGGAATACATACTTGGACTTCATGCGGCTAGAAGGCACGGACCGTAAGGGAATCCCATTCAAGGATTTGACCTTGACCGTCACATCTCCCTGGGAAAAATCCGTCACATCCAGCCGCCTGGACAGCTTGTCCGAATTATTCAAGAGGTTTAAAACCAGGGTGGAGATGGAAACGATGAGTGGGATGCTCTCCCCTACCACGTCCTGCACAGCCGCTATATCATCTAAGAGCGCTTTCAGGATGCTTGATTCCGCAGGCGTATAGCTGTATTCTGCCAAGTCAGATCCCATACATTTTTGCGCAATGGTGCTGTAACGGTAAGCATCAATCTCCGGGACCACATGGACCCGCTGGAATTCTCCCATCAGGCTGGCGGCTGCCAGCACAAAGCCGGACTCATCCACATCGTTTTCATCAATCTGGAAGGAGCGGCCCCTGTCCTTGGTCATCTTCATGGTCTGCCAGGACAGGTCCACGCTGCCCGCGACAAACCCGTTCCTCCGGTCATAGTCCGCCAGCCCGTCCATGACGACATCGGGGATTTTCACCTCATCGCCCCCGCTGTAGCGCACCAGGTCACGGTTCACCTCCATCCAGCCGGATGTAGCCTGCTCCACAGCCGCCGCGTCAAGAGCCGGCTGAAATATCTTTGCATACTCAATTGTGTTTGCCATCTTATAATCCTCCTCTGATTCGTTTCTGAATTTCCGCGCTGATCATGCCGTCTGTCAGGCTGGCTGCTCCTCCCAGTCCCTTGGGAGTGGTGCCCTTAAGCCGCTCCTTGATGCCTGTCTCCAACTGCTCCTGGTACATGGCTCCAATCTTCTCCAGGCTGGCCGCCATCCTGGCTTCATCTGTATAATCCAGGAATTCCGACAGTCCGACCGGAAGCTTTTTCTCCGCCAGCTTAGCGGCCGCTTTCTGTTCCAGCTCCATCCGCTTCAGTTTCCCGGTCAGCTCTGCGTTCTCCTTTTTCATAGCCTCGCGCTCCTCGGCCTCCCGTTCCTGCGGCGAAAGCTTCTCCAGGCGCTTTTCCTCCGCCCGCCGGGCCTCTTCTGCCTCCTTTGCTTCCTTTACGGCTTTTTCAATTTCAGCGGCCAGCTCTGCCTGGGTATAGGTTTTTTCTGCCTGCTTTTCACGGGAAGCCTCCTTCCCGTCTGTCCCTTCCTCCTTTGTTTCCCCTGCTGTTTTCCCATCCTTTGCGGGCGTCTGTACTCCCGGGCCCTCCTCTTTCTTCTGGCTTCCTCCCAGGAGGCTGCGTATCTTATCAAGCAGTCCCCCCTCCTCCTGTCTCTCTCCCTGCTGCTCCAATACCGTTTCTGACACAGCTGCCTTTGTTCCTTCTTCCATCCGATGTTCCTCCTATCCATTCACTTCCGCCATGATTTGGGCTTTCTCTTCCTCTGTGATCCACTTCTTTTTGACCGCATTGGTCAGATATTGCTCGTTGCCTGTTTCTCGATAGATACGGGTCAATGTCTGTATCATGCTCCCTCACCTCCTGTCAGTGCATCCATAGCAAGCACATCCGTGGTTTCCTCCACTGCCCCTACTCGGTCCGCCAGCTTTTCAAGCTCCGTCCGTTCCCGGATCCCCCAGGAAGCAAGGAGGGTGCCGTCCTCCTTTCCCCGGACTACCAGCACCGGATCTCCAAATATTAGGTGCTCGTAGGTCCCGGTCACCGTATCACCGTTCTTTATCTGTACCCGGGATAAGTTCTCTTTTGTCATCTTCTCCCAATCCGCCATTAAGGCTTCCCGCCCCTCATAGGCGGCCTCCATCTGCCCCAGGCAGGATCCGGCTTCCAAGATGATGGCTGTTCCGTCCTTTAACAGTAATTTACGTTTTTCCATGTTA